GTAGTTATGAGTGCGGGGAACACTAGTATGAATATTCCTCAGACACCCTCCGCCTGAGGTATTAGAGACGTGATTTATACACCCTAGAGGTCTCGGTTTACGGAGTGTTTACAAGAGATTAGAAATGTTACATTTCTTAACCCGTTGACTTATTTAGTATATCAGGATTTCTCAGTGCTGTCAACCCCCTCAGATTCCCAAGGTGTATTTGGCCATTCAACATCATTTGGATTTGAATATGTTGATGGAATATCTCTAAGGGCTTGAGCATAAGCATCCAAGTCGGAAATATTATCGGTAGTTGTTGTTATTCCTATCCGAACTTCACTTTGATATCTTAAAATTTTTTCATCAGTTTTCTTCAACAAAGAATCTCGTTCATTTCTAATCCCCTGCCAACCAATAGAAATTAAATTGTCAATCTCTTCTTGTGTTAGGGCAACAACTTCCCATTCAACATCGGTATTATCCCATATCAATTTATGAGTATCTGCATTATACTCTGGTGGATATGAAACTGTTGTTATTCCTGCACTTGATAACTCATCAGCAGTAAAAGTAGAACTATCTGTTCTTGTAGAACCATCTGATAATCTAATTCTATGAGGTAAACTGTCTATGGGATATTCCCCTTTAATTGAATATAGCATTGTTTAATATCTTATAATAGTGTGTAATCTTGTGACATTCTAACCCAATAATATCTAGTACTACTAGTGTAGTTTGGAGATGAACCTTCAAAGTACAAGTAATACCCATTACTAGCTCCATCAGCATCTCTTGTGCCACCTGTACTACTTGAAGGTGTTCCTCCATAATCATAGTTCCATTTAGTAGAAGTGCTGGTTCCAGTACTAATAGAGAAAAAAGAACTAGTAGGTGGAGTTAAATTAGAGGTATATGAATTGTACCTTTCCCATCTAGACCTTCCAGTTGGTGATCCTGGATCATGACTTATGTCCCCTATAGTTGTATCAACCAATTCCATGTTATCAAATTGTGGATCGTTTCTCCAATAACTACCCGTTCTATATGCAATATAAATTCTACCTGTTGTTCCACTATATGATGAAAGATCTTCTGAATATGTATTCCATGTTTGTGTGAAACCCGTATGTTGTTGTCCAAAAATCTGTCTTAACATGGTAGCGGTTCCATTGTTTTGACGCCAGTAAATATATGTCCTACCAATACTACTACCATAAGCATAGTATCTCCAATTGAAAAACGGTGCTCCAGATGGTGCTGCAGCATCTCCTATTGTTAAATTTCCCGTCTCACCTAAAATCTCTCCACTAGTCGATCCTCTTCTAATTTCAATTTTAACAACATTTGATTCTGATAGATCATCTCCAACTGGTCTAAGAACGAAACTTCCACTATTACTGGTAACAGTAAAACTACCCGTCACATCTCCAGTTGAAAAATCAGCAGAAGTTACTGTGGTTCCAGAAACAGTTGCAACACTATAATATAATGTTGTACCATTTACAACACCAGATGTTGTCACGGTAATTGTATTATTTGTCTCCTCATTTAATGCAGTTCCATTACTATTTGATATTGATTCAACTTTCTGCGTTGCTTGCCAGGTACTAGAATTTAATTGATGTGCATCATAAAGATCCCAAACACCAGATGTGGATGTTGAAGTAATAGTTCTTAGTTTACCGAAAGTTCCTCCGTTTCTACTCATAATACTACCTCCCTATGCATATTTGGTGTTTAAATACTCTACCAAATCGTAACACTCTGTAGAGGTATATGGTCTATTTGCAAACCCTGCTTCCATAATCCCACTAAAGTCGGTTACAGTATAATATGCATCACCAAACACGGGAATTCCTGTATTTGTCCCTGACCTTATACCATAACCTCCAGTTCCACTAAAAGATACAGACTGATTGTTAGAAGTATTATTACTAGATGAGGTGGATCTGTTTTTATTTCTCAACCAGCATCTTGCACTTCCATTTGAGTTTTGTTGAAGAACAAAAGAAAATGCATTTGAAGTACTATAAGTAAGACTAGTTCCTCCTGGATTGGAAGTATCTCCATTACTACTACTACTATTAGTTGGTCTTCTATATTCAAGCCGAGTGGTTCCTCTATTGGTAAAAATCAGAGGTCCATCATACTCATCAGTATTTCCTTCACTGGTAGTTGTTGATCCATTTGCAAGTCCAAAATAATTGAAAAGTCTACACCAACTACTTCTGGTTGTATATGGAATCCAAGTAAAATAAAATGTAAATCCCCCATTAGCTATAATTGCGGAATTTCCACTAGTGTTACTAACTGGTTTTATCCGAGACTGATAAGTGAATGGATAATAATATCTAGTCTCACCACTTGAATTTGTATAAGAAGTTTTAGTTAATGTGGTACTTGCTGTCCAATTTCCAGTATATACTTGAGCAATACCATCAGAAAGATCATGATTGGTGCCACTAGTAAATGTAGATGGTCCATTTTGTGCAGACATCACCCATTGCAATTCTGGGTTAGAAACTGGAAATGTAGATGTACCAGGCCATTTTTTATCTTGAATCAATTTATTTGAATTATCAAAATCCCAAATACCAGATGTAGACTCAGTTGTTACATTTTTTGGGTCTCCAATAATATTACCATTTCTGTGATGATATGACATTATTAACTAATAGTTTCATAAGAACAAGTTGCACTTAAATCTCCGGCAGCACTTGATGCCAAATAAATTGACATATCTTCTTGCAGATAAATGGATGTATCTTTAGAAACAACAACCAAAGTTGCATCTGCAGGAACTGAAATTGTATTTGCTAATGTAGAATATGTTGTGCCACCAGCAGCATTCCTAACCGTTGCAGTGATATCTGCAGCATTTGTTCCATCAATATTTGAAATAATTAGAGAATTAATTTTTACAATCGTTCCTGAAGAAGCAGCATTAGATACAATAGCAGAAGCAGAAGTATCAATATCAGCATCAAAACTTATTCCTCCATAAATGTTAGATGCTGCACCCATATTTGGATTAGCCATTATTATTTAACTCCATTCAATTTAAATTTATTTATGTTTATGTTTATCATGAAAATACCATTGCCGATATCATAGATTGTGCTCTGGTAATTCCACCACCACCTCCTCCACCACCAGAAGAAGCAAAAGTGATACTATCTCCACTTGCATTTGTGGTGATAGTCATGTTACTTCCAGCAACTAATGTCAATGTGTCAGTTGCACTGTCAGCAACTACATCACTTTGACCAGAAACAGAAATGGTTTTGAATGCTTCAGAAGCACCACCTCCACCACCAGAAATGGCAACCTCAGTAATGCCAGTAATTCTACCGTTAGCATCAACGACAATCTGGGCAACATTAGATGCATCTCCGTAAGTTCCAGATGAAGCTCCAGTCAATCCTGTTAAACTTGCTCCACTGACGGCAGGTAATGTTGAAGGGAATCTAGCATCAGGAACTGTTCCAGAACCTAAATTAGATGCATTTAATGCTGTAAGGTTTGCTCCACTACCATCACTATTAAGAAGTGTTCCAGTGGAATTTGGAAGTGTAATAGTTACATTTCCACTAAAGTCAGCATGTGCTGGTGCCTGAATTCTAGCATAATGAGCATTATTAGTTTCACAATAAAGATCAACTCTACCAGGTGTTCCATCATCACTCTTTACAGAAACAATATTTGTTGCAGTAGCAATACCGGTAATATTAATTGTACCTGTTCCATTAATAGTCTTGCTATTAAGGTCTAAGTTGCCACCAAGTTGTGGTGTAGTGTCTTCAACAACATCTGAAAGAACACCAGTCAAACTGGAACCATCTCCTGATGGTGCTAAGTAATCATGACCTGCTGTTGCCGCAGAAATGGTTGTACCATTAGATTTAACGATTCCATTGATAGCAGCAACTACAGGGTCAGTTTCTGTATAAGATGTTAGATAAGTTGAAGTATCTTCAGTACCGTCTGCTTTTAAGAATCCACCACTATTACTTGACTTAACAATCGTTGTTGCAGTTAGTTCTCCAGTAACTGTAACTCCTGTTGATGATGTGTTGAGTTTTTCTGCATTATTATAATAAATCCGAACCTCACCATCATCATGAATGACAATTCCATTTTCATTATCATGAGGCATGAGGTAAATATTCCCACCTACATCACCAGCAACATTATTACGAATGTAAAGATGTCCCGTATCATTATCTAAGTAAGTATCAGTACCGTCATGATAAATCTGAAAATCATCTCCAGTTCCAGCAGTGAAATATTCACTATCACCTACTTTCCAACCATCACCTACACCAGTTCCAGAGACGCTTATACCAGTTGATGTTGTAGTGAATTTTTGTGCATTATCAAAATATAAACGAACAGAAGAATCATCATAACAGACAATACTATTTTCACCAGATTTAGCTTGAATATAGATGTCTCCATTCACATCACTAGCAACATTATTACGAATATAAACACTTCCAGTATCGTTGTCGAAGTAAGTGTCCGTGCCGTCATGATAAATTTGAAGATCATCATCAGTACCAGCAGTAATGTAAGCACTATCATTTGCTTTCCAATTACCTAAACCAGTTCCAGAGACGCTTATACCAGTCGATGTTGTAGTGAATTTTTGCGCATTATCAAAATATAAACGAACAGAAGAATCATCATAACAGACAATACTATTTTCACCAGATTTAGCTTGAATGTGAATATCTCCACCTACATCACCACCAACATTATTGCGAATATAAAAATCTCCAGTGTCATTATCAATGTAACTGTTATTATCAGTGCCATTATGATAGATTGACAAATCATCACTAGCACCAAACGTCATTGTTTGGTCATCTGAAAAAGCAAGTGTAGTTACGGATAATGTTCCACTAATCGTAACTCCAGTGTTTGTTGTAGTAAGTCTTTGTACATTATCAAAATATAAACGAACAGAAGAATCATCAAAACAAACAATACTGTTTTCACCGGATTTTGCTTGGATGTAAATATCACCATTTACATCACTAGCAACATTACTACGAATATAAAGACTTCCAGTGTCGTTGTCTAAGTAAGTATCAGTACCGTCATGATAAATCTGGAAATCATCGTCAGTACCAGCAGTAATATAGGCACTATCATTTGCTTTCCAGTTACCTAAACCAGTACCAGAGACGCTTATACCAGTTGATGTTGTAGTAAATCTTTGTACATTATCAAAATATAAACGAACAGAAGAATCATCGAAACAAGCAATGCTGTTCTCACCAGATTTGGCTTGAATATAGATGTCTCCATTCACATCACCACCAACATTAGCACGAATATAAAGACTTCCAGTGTCGTTGTCTAAGTAAGTATCAGTACCGTCATGGTGAATCTGGAAATCATCCCCAGTTCCAGCAGTAAGAGTGGAATTATCATTTGCTTTAAAGTTACCTAAACCAGTTCCAGTAACAGTAAATCCTGTTGTTGTTGTAGTGAATTTTTGCGCATCATTATGGTACAATACAACAGAAGCATCATCATTACAAACAATACTATTTTCACCACTCTTTGCTTGAATGTAGATATTACCACTCTCATCACTGCCTACATTATTTCTAATGTATAAATTATTCGTGGCATCAGGATTAACATCAATATAACTATCAGTTCCATCAAAGTAAATAGAAAGGTCTGTTCCCGCACCAAAATTTAATCTATCATCAGAAGCAGAAGCACTGTCCCCAAAGTTAATATTTTTTCCATTTGAAGATAAATTTCCACCAAGTTGTGGAGTTGTATCTTCTACGATATCTGAAATTCCACCACCACCGCCGCCAGAAACAGCAGCAGTTGTAATACCAGTAATTCTGCCATTAGAATCAACCGTAATAACAGGTGTTGATCCAGAATCTCCATAAGTTGCTGCAGAAGCACCAGTAAGTCCAGTTAGATTTGATCCACCTCCAGAGAATTCTGTTGCACTTGCAGTTCCAGTTATCGTAACTCCAGTGTTTGTGGTTTCAAATTTCTTGGAGTTGTCGTAGTAAAGTTCTGCGGATCCATCAAGAGTTCCTACAAAATAATTCTCTCCTGACGCTGACTGTAAATGTAAATTTGTCCCTTGTATTAGAAAATTACTTCCGCCAGTTTCCTTTATTATACTTTCATTAGTTATACTGTTATGATAAAGTTCTAAGTCGTCACCAGCACCAATTTTTAAGTTTGAATTATCACCAAGTTTTACATGACTTTGAAATGTAGAAACACCAGTTATATTCACATTTCCATTAACATCTAATTCAACAGTTGGTGTTACTGAAGTATTAATACCAACTTTACCATCTCTGGTGATTAAATGTTTATAAGTTCCATTATCAGTAATAGCGATTTTATTTGCTGACGCTTCTAATTCAATTTCTAAATCATTCGCAGTTCCATCATAGAATACTTTTGCATCATTAGAACTTCCAATACGAATTACATCATCATCACTTAATGAAATATAATCACTAACAAAGATTTGAGCTACTGAAATACCATTTACAGTAAGTGTATTATTTGATGGTTGATAAGTAAATGTTCCACTTTCCAAAAGCAGTTCATAATTTCCACTACTGTTTGATGTGGTGTTTAAATAAGGTATTTTATATGCTGATCCAGTTGTTGAATCTAATGTTACTGCTACAGTAGTTGCAGTGCTTGCTGTTCCAGTTAAATTACCAGTAAAAGAACTAGCAGTTGCAACACCAGAGATATTAATACCACCACGAACATCTAACTTGGCAGTTGGTGAATCAGTTCCGATGCCAACATTTCCGTCTTTTGCCACACGGAATAATTCGGAAGAACTGTTATCAAGAATTCTAAATCCATTATTATCAGCAGTACTAAACTGAAGATCGAAATAATTAGCAGTTCCATCATAATAAATATAGGCATCATCAGTAGCACCAAACTGAATTCTATCTGCCGAACCATCAGAAAGATCTATAGGTCCTCTACAAGTAAGTGTTCCTTGTATTTGAAGATGATGATTAAAGTATGATGATTGTGATCCATTTACAACAATTGCATCTTCGAACCATGTTCTACCCTTGACCTGAACATTATTATTCAGGTTAATATTTGCCGATCTTACTGTTGGATTTGCTTCGATTAACAATCCAGAAGTTGCAATATCAATCCCACGAACACAATCGTCACTACCACCAGAAAACAAAACAAATCCTTTTTCGGCACTTTCATCAATATAGAGATCATAAGCAGTGTTCGAAGCCCAAAAAATATTAGTCAAATCACCATTATATGTTGCCGTCGAAAGATCATAGGCAGTGCCAAGATTAAACTGAGATATAATATCTTCATTAGGACCAATAACCCAAATCTTTGTACCATCGGATGAAATGGATATTCCGTGAGGATTTGCAAATCCATTAGGAGTACCAATTATAGATGACTCCTGACCTATATCAAGAGTATGGGCATGTGTTACACCAGAAGTGATTGTATATGCACTTGATAAGTTATATTGATTGATACTATCATTAGTTCTACCTGTAACATACATCTTGGTGCCATTATCACCAAATGTAACTGCTGTTGGAATTGTATCTTGAGAAGAAACTGAAAAATTACCGACATAACTTACGGTACTAGTCAGATCCCATCCAGTACTCAAAGTATAATGAAGTATACTATCACTCGAATTACCGGCAACGAACATATTTTCCCCATTTGGAGAGAAATATAATCCTTGTGGTCCAGTATCCTGTGAATTTATACTATATCCGGTTGTATGTGATGCTGTTGTTATGTCCCAAGCAGTTGATAGTGCATATTCTTCAACATCTCTGGGAGATTGTGTCCCAGTAACAAACATCTTTGTTCCATCGGACTTGAAATAAAGTCCAGTTGGAGCATTCTGCTGATTAGTAACACTAAAACTAGTATCCGCATCTACTGCAACCCATGAATTAATATCAGTTACTTTTCTTATGATATTAGTTGTCGATCCAACTGAAATATTTCCGGTAACTGATACACCAGTTCCTACGGTTTCAAATTTTTTGGAGTTGTCGTGGTAGAGTTCTACTGCTCCGTTCGTGAGGAATTTTGCTTTAAGTTCGGTTGCACCACTATTCTTTATTTGTAAATGATCAGCATTAATGTGCAGATTTCCGCTTCCAAATTCTGAAATAACTGAATTGCCATTATTAGGGTTATGGAAAATCTGTAAGTCATTACCATCACCAAAATTCAACTTATCAAAATCACCAAAGGTTGCAGTAGAACCAAATGATACGTCACCAGTAAATGTGGAAACACCAGAAACATTTAAGGTGTCAGTTTCAGTGTGTCCCGTTACATCAATACCATTAGATTTGGTAGCAAGTTTCTCAGAACCATAGTGATATAATACTGCTTCACCACTACTACCATCGGCACGGACGTA